ATGATGGTCTGATCGATGAAGACCTTCGCATCACTGGCGCACCAGATCGCGTTCGGTACCGCCTGGAAATTGTCCCAGAAGTACTGCAGATCGGTGTCGATCTCTTCGATGCCATTCGCGCCGTCGCTGGTGAGGCTCGATCCTTCCATGTCGACCCAGCGCCCCTGAGCGGCAGCGTAGGAAAACAGGCCATTGAAGTCGCGGGTGTTGAAGCTGTGATCGGTACCGAAACCCGTGACAGCCGTCGCGTTCGCTGCCTGAGTTCCAGTCGTCGGATCTGCTTTCAGCGTGTAGTTCGGGAACTGCGTGATCGCGACAAGATGGTGATCTCCGATGACCATGTTGTCTGTCGCTTTGATCGCGATATACCACGCATAAGCGAATGCGCCGATGACACCGTCGCAGGTGAACGTCACCCAGTGGTTCGTCGTTCCCGTCAGAACAGAGTTCGACACGGCGCTGATCGCGCTGGTGCCCGCGTTGATCGTGTCCTGCGATCCGTCCGCGTTGGTTCGGGTGTACTGGGTCTGCAGACCATCTGCCACTGTCGGCCGGGTCACATACCCATACTGGGCATTGTTCGGATATCCGAGAGCAGTGATCGCGACGCAGTAGGCGCTGACGTATCGCGCATCGGTGATGCCCACGCCCGCTGCGAGTGCAGCGACAGGGGTGTTCATCGTACCCAGAGCAAACCCGCCCTGAGAATTCGCGCTGCCGGCATTGCCGAACAACATGATCGACTCTTCCTGCAGGAACAGTTCGTGCATCCCACGCAGATGTTCATCAGCCAGGTTATCGGTGTAACCCTCGCCAGCGAACTGCGATGTGAATGTCGCTGCGCGTTCGATGCCGAGTTCCTTGTACAGCGCCATGTAGTCGATCTCGTCGGGGATCACGCTGGCATTGCGCTGTCCTTCACTGACGCCCGCGTACACGGTCCCGAAGTTCCGCGTCGCTTTCCAGTGCGCGGCGGTACCGACGCCCGCATTGACGCGTCCCTCACGGGGCAGCATGTTGCGGAACGGGGTGTTCACCGGATAGATCAGGTATGCAGGTCCACGAAGATCGTAGAAATTGAACCCGATCGCGCTGGTGAACCCTGCGCTGGTGACGTCCTTCTGCAGCAGTCGCGCCTTGAACAGAGCTTTGGCATACGCCATGCGCTGCCCCTTCTGCAGGTTTCCTTCCTGCTCAGTGACAGGAGGGTTGTCGCGGAAGGTCCGCATTTTCTCCAGCTCTGCCGGGGGCATCTTGCTGGCGAACTCTTTGTTGAAAGCGCTTTGCTCCTGCAGGTAGTTCGCATAAACCTGCTGGGGCAGAATGTTGGCAATGTTTCGCATGGTTCTCCTTTAGAAGCTCGACGCCTTCAGGTCGGACGGGTTGGACGTTTCAGCAGCTTTGGTGATCTGTTCACCAGGCCGCGGAACCAGTGTCAGTTTCGCTTTCGCTGCTTCAGCCTCAGCGACCGCTTTCGTGGCTGCAGTCTTGACGAGTTCATCGATCTCAGCCTGCGTGTACTGCTTCGATCCCTTCGCCAGCTCTGCTGCCTTGCGCAGCTCTTCAGCTGCAGCATCTGCTGCCAGTTTTTCTGCTGCGAGTTCTGTCGCAGTCTTCTCGACGACTTTCTTCGCGTCGCCCTCGTCTTCGTCGCCCATCAGGGCCTTGCACATTTCCATTCCCTTGCCGAGATGGTCGTGCAGTGACTTCATGCTGGCTTTCGCCTTCGCCAATGTATCGGCGGATTTCTTGACCTTGGCCTCGAGTGCTTTGATCTCTTCAGGCGTCATGTTCTTAACTCCTTTTTCCAGTCCGGCGAGAAGCTCTTTCGATTCCTCGTCAGCCATTTCCATGAAGCACGCGACTGCATCACGCAGCAGCTGTGCCAACTTCTCGGGCATCGGTGAGTCGTCGCCTTCGTAGTCGCGTTCGTACAGCACATCGGTCTGCATCCACTTCAGCGACTCGATCAGTCGGGCCATGTCCTGCACGGTATACATGCCCTTTGCCAGCTTGCCCTTGGCCTGGCTCTTCAGTTTCGCAAAGTCGATCGTCAGCACATCAGCAGCGGGCGGCGCCGTGGGGGTGATCTTGCAGAGTTCAGTCGTGCCGTCTGCCTTCACATAGTCGTAGGTGGCTTCAGACAGGCAGGGGTTGTCGACGAGGGAGACTTCGGTAGGATCTGCTGTGTAATAAAGCACGCCGTTGTCACGCCACGTTTTCACGTAGGAACCGCCCTGCGAGAAACCCGTGTAGACCCGTTCGACGACTTTGTTCCAGGCCACATCGTCGACGACTTTGAATGCCATGTGGATCGTCTTGGCTTTGTCGTCGAACTCGATCGACTTGCCGACGCCGACTGCAGAGAGCTGGTGCATTTCACGCAGCGGGCCGATCGACTTGCCGTCAGTGGCTTTGCTGAATCGTTCGTTGAGAGCTTTGTAGAACGGAGCGGTCGAGTCGTAGTCCATGACTTCGCCGTCCTGATCGGGGATCTGCGCAGTGACAAGCCCGTAGACCATGCGCTGGGCTTCGTCGACCTTGGTGAAGGGAGTTTTTTTCTTTAGCTTTTTGATCGTCTTTTACGACGGTCGGCCCGAAAGAGCAGCGGCAACCACTCGATCGAGCCGGTTGCCGCCGCCTCTATGCCAGAACTCACTGAGACAAACCCAAGAACAATCGCACGATAAGGGCAGGGGTCGATCGTTTGCAAGGGAAAATTATTCAGTGAACCCTGTCGCGACGACGACGCACTCGCAGCGTGGGTGAGCTGGCGGGTAAAGATTGCCACTGGGGAACAGGTGTCCGAACTCGACTTCGACGTCCTCGTTGTCTTCGCAGATGCACTCCTGCGTGTGATCTGCTGACAGGATCCATTTCAGTTTCGTCACGACGTTCGCCGCTTTCCAGACCTCGAAGTTCCCGCCGCTCTGGGCAAACTGGACTTCAGTCTTTGCGATCATCGTCGCCCGTGAATCGCTGAACGCGCCCGCGTCCCTGATCTTGTCGATGATCGTCTGCAGCGGAGTGTCGGTGTCGAACGCATCGCGCACGATCGTTCGGATCTCGTCTCTCGTCGACGAGCTGATCGCCCATTCTGCATTCGGGTTCTCGACGAGGGTGCCGTCCGCCTGGCGACGCATCCCGACCAGCTCCGCGCCGCGATCGTTTGCATACGTCTGCGCGACAGTGTTCGCTTCGTCGATCATTGCGGTGTCAGTGATGCCGGCGACGGTTGCGCCGTGATGAACTCCGCTTCGGCCCGCGTCGTTGAGGGATGCAGTGATGTCGTCGACGACGCTGGCGTATTCTGCAGCGATCGCTTTGTAGATCTCGTCAGCGACTTCCGCGGGGGTCTTCTCAGCTTTGACGAGGTGCTTCGCTTTGCGCGTCGCGTGCAGCTGCTGCTTCGCGAAGAGCTTCGTCAGGGTGTGATGTATCGCGCCTTTCGCGGCTGATGACTGCACTGTCAGCTGCGAGGGGTCGATCGTAAACTTCCCACCCTTTACGAATTTTAGAGTTTTTTTTTGACTGTCGTCCGGAGGTTTGCCCCCACCGAAACCGCCAGGCGCCGGGGGTGGCATCGCGTCAGCTTTCGCTTTCGCACGTTTCACTTCTTCGTCAGCGCTGACTGGGATCGCGCCGGTCGCGGTGATGATCAGCAGCATGTCTGCTTCAGCTTCAGGTCGCGGATCCAGCCCATCGTCTTCGCGGTTCTCGTTGATCGTGTGTTCACCCGTGCGCAGTTTGATCTCGTTGATCTGCGCCTGCTTCAGCGGGTCGACGTCAGTCTGCTCTTCGAACGCAGCTTCGTAGTCGAAGAACCCCAGCTTCTGCTGGATGATTCGATTCCAGATCGCACCGCAGAGCCAGTCGAGCCACGGTTCAAGGCCTTCTTTCTCAGCGCTGGTGTCTGCCGACTCTGACGTCGCGCGGTTCATCATGCGCATGAGTCGCTGCGGTGACTGACCGAACGCGAAACACAGACAACGAATCACCAGGTCGTCGAACGGATCCGACAGCATTGCTTCTTTCGGGAACAGGATCTGATCCTTCCCTTCAGGCGCGAACCCTTGAATCATTCGCAGCTGCCGCTTCTTCGCGAGATCCCCTGCGAGATCACTGACCATCCACGCCTGCGCTTCAGCGATCAGATCGACGGGCACGCCCGGGGGCACGATCTGCAGCGCGTCGGGAATTGTTCCTGCTGTGTAGAACTGCAGCTGACTGTCGAGACGTTTCGACCCGACAGCGATCCAGTGAATCGCCTGTTCAACGGGGCTCATGCCATAGAGCCGATATGTTGGGACGTTGCGCGGGGCGTAGATCAGCTGTTCAGTCGTCAAGTTCACCATCGGGATCCCGTACCACAGCTGGGCATAGGCGGGTGATGGGGGCAGCGGGGTATAACCCTGCTCGTCGATGTAGCGCGTGATCGTCGCGCCGTCGATCGCACGCAGCTCGATCAGTTTGCCTGACGATGTCGTGCGCATCAGCACGCTGGCGGCGTCGATGATCAGCATGTCGTCCATGATCTTGCGCGTGAACTCGCTGCGATTCTGTTCAGGGTTTGGGAACTCGATCAGCGCGGTGAGGTCCTGCAGGATCT